TCCTTGAGCATCAAAAATTCTTTTAACGCCTCGTCTGGAAGTGTGTCGTATCGCATTATCTTCTAAATGGATTATTGAATGTTATTGGATTCAATCCCCTAATACCTACTATTGGAGTTGGTGTTGATTTGGGTTGAAAAGGTCCAGTTTGAAAAGGTGGATTTTTACCTAATGGAAATCTTATGAAACCAGTGCCCTCGTTCGGATCTTCTATAATCGTGCACTTACCATCAATTAACTTATAACCCTCGGGACATGGATCGTCTGGTTTTTTTGGTGCTTTCTTTTTAGCTTGAGTCTCGCTACTTTCATCAATTTCTGGTGCATTTGGATCTCTGCCAGTAACAAGATTGCCTGACTTATCTTTTAATCCTATCACAACACCTTGTGCATCAGTTACAATTTGATCTGGTGGGATAGATCTACCAGTTCTAGCATTAAACTCTTCAATAGTTTCTTTGTCCTTTGCCATGTTAGGAGCAGTGTATCCAAAAAGTGCTTCCATAGGAGTTACGTTTCTTCCAAGAGCAATGGATGTCGCTAATGCATCTTTAGTTTTATCTTCAACTATACCAAAGACACCAGGCATCACATTTGGTTGTGCCATAATAGCTTCCATTTGCGCCATCTTACTAGGGTCAAAGTCCTTACCAACTTTTTCCTCGAAACCAGGTGGGGCAGGTGAAACTCCCGCAGTTATACCCGCAGGATCTCTTGTACTCATTAAACCAGTAAAATCACTTGGTGCTACAGTTGTCGGATCAATTGATGCAGCAGTGCCTGGCATTGACATTGCAGCTATTGCATCTGCTGTTGGATCGATTGATGTTGCAGCAGTACCAGGCATACCTGCGGCAGCCACTGCATCTGGATCAACTGGTGCAGTCACACCAAAATCTATACCCGCTGCTGCTGCCTTATCTTTATTTTGTGCAATTGTATCTGCAACCGCTGCTAAACCAGATTTTTGTGTTGTGTCAGTTTTTCCAGTGATCGAGGGTAAAGTATCTTTAGTTACGTCAGCAGGTAAAAAACCTAATGAGGCAGGTATAGCATCATAAGATATTGCAGCTTGTTCGATGGCCGATGGTGCAGTTCTACCGCTTCTGTCTGTCATAGTTGCGGGATCAAAAACATCATCAGAAAATGCGGGTGAAATACCTGCAGAAGTTATTCCTTGATTCACTCCTGCAGTGGGTGATGAAGCAATCGCATCGTTTAATGCTTGATCAATACCAATAGTATCCATAGCGGTAGAAAATTCAGAAGGAGATTGTGCTTCCTTACCTATTGCATTTCCATCTGAATCTGTTATCCCACCAAACTCAGAAAAATTTTCACCAGGACCACCTTTTCCATCAGAAAAACCAATTGATATATCTGCTGCTGTGCTTCCAGTAGCAGAGACAGAACCTTTCCCAGGACCTAAACTTACACCAAAGGATGTGCCACTTTCACTAGGTTCATCTGGAGTTACATCTGCTTGAGATAATTCTCCAGCTATCCCTTGCTCTTCTTCTCCTACACCACCTGGATCACTTTCACCCATGATTTATCCTTCCTGCGTTACTGATTTTGTTTGGTCTGTTCCAATAAGCTCGTTCATGATTCGTATATTTCATTAAAAATAATCTCATGTCCTTTGCTATATAACGTACATTATTTTGGGAACACATGTCAATAACCCAAACTTGTTTGCCCTCGTTTCTCTCAAAAGTCTTGGCAGTGAATTTTCGTGTTTTGATTTCATCTTCATTTAAGTATGCCCATGTAGCAAAACCAACAAATGTTTGTCCATTACGATATATTCTTATTTTACCATACATGATTGCGGGTAAAAATCTTTGCCTAATTTGTAGTATCCTTTGATTTGCATAAAACGGGAATCTGGATGCCATCTCCATGACTTCACCGAGTAAATGAAAACCAGAATGATTTAGATCGTACATAAATTTTTGCCTCTGGGACTCCAATCAAGTAAAAGTATCAGAAAAAGGGGGTGGGGGCAACCCAATGAAAATATCTCCAAATAAATTTATCAGACTAGCATTTTATGCACTACTTCTTAAGACCCGCCCAACAAAATCGGGGGTCGGGGTCAAAAGATTTATTTATAAATCTTTTGATAATGCCAAGTTACCCCCAAAAAAAAATGCACCCGTTAGGGTGCATTAATAAAAATTTTTGAGCTTGTTTATTAGTTTTAAAGCTTACCAAAATCCTTAAGATAATTTTCTAAAGCTTTACGATCTAGGATTTCAATTCCCGTGCCATCTTTTTTAATCTCAATAAATCCTAAGCTTTCAAAATCTTTTAAAGCTTGAATAAAAAAAGCATCATATTCTTCTTTATATTTTCTTTCTTCTTCTCTTTGTTTAGGAGTTTTAAATATTTCTCCTAATCTATCATCTAAAAATTTTGTCATTTTAAATTACCTCCATGAAATTTAATTGATAACAAGCATCATCTATTAAGCATATAAACCATAAAGCATAATAGATAATAATTAATAGTAATATAGCTGAGATTATCTCAGCTATATATACACCATAATTTTTAATAAACTTAATCATGATCTTTAACCATTCTAGCAATATCATCATCATTTAATATTGTAGGAATAGGAGATAAATTAATCTCACGTCCTAAATCAATTGCTTGATGCCCTTTAAAAGAAACACGTCTTTTAATTTCATCTATTGATGTTTCAACGTCCTTACTTTCTCCCTCGTTATCTGCTCCTAAAACTAAAGCATTTCCCATTAAAGGTTGTGACGTTCCATTATCACAATCAAAAGTAAAACAATAATTAGATGATTTTAATAATCCCTCATCATCTAAATAAATTGTATCTTCGCAATTATCAAATGGATAAATTGCAGTAAACGTTGAACACTCTGTTAATTTTTGAATGTCTTTATAATCTCCACTATAATTAATTTCATTTATAGTTTGTAATTTTGGATTTATTAATATTGCTTTCATAATTATTTACTCCACTCAGTTTTAGTTATTTCATATTCATAGGAAACTTTTCTAAATTCATTAGTTCCTATTTTTTTAACAATCCCTTTATTTTCAGCATTTTTAAAATGTGCTTTTTTAAGACTGTTAAACTTATTAAAAACCTTACTTATTAAAATATGGTTTCTTTCATTCAATGGGATATCTTCCACATTAAACTTTTCAATGTTTTTAACGAGTTCAGTTAAAGACATTTTTTTATTTTTAATTTTAGTAACAGTAATTACTTTATTTTGCATAATGATTTACTCCATGTTGTTATCAATATACTTATATTGATACCACATAATACAACATAATAAAACAAAAACTTACAAGCTGCTTCACTTTTTTTAAAAAAATTTTTGAGCTGATAGCTGCAGATATCCTGGGCCTAATTTTTTTTGGACTCCAACACATAGTGTATTATGTTTTATTGCATAGACCCCGATCCCCGACCCCCGACCCGAATTATCCCGAATCCCGACCCGATTTGTTGGAGGCAAAAAAAATGCCTCCCGAAGGAGGCATTTCACTGGAGTAACCAATTCTATTCGTCTATTCGTTCCCCATGATCCAAGGACATCTGTTCGTAGTTGCCCCTAAAAATTTCAGGTTTAAATTTTTTAATAAATGTATCATGACAATCATCACACACATACCCGAGATGAATCCCCATTGCATCTGCAATGGGGAATGATTCTTTATCCTCGAAACATTGAGGACAATGATCTAGACTATATGGCATCTTCATCCTCCTCATCGTCAATTAAATCTTCATCGGTAAAGAATTCAATTTCAACTTTTTTGATCCTTGTACCCCATCCATCAACCTTTTCATAGTATGCATAAATAGGATAATGACCATCACCGAAACCACTACTAAAAGACAATCCTAATCCATTACCTAATTCACCACCTTGATTTTTGGTTTTACAAGTTTGATTACAAGAACCATTATACGAATAACTTGTATCAATATCCTCGTGATCACCCGTTGTAAATTCGTTGTTTACAAACTGTCTTACATAGCATGGATCTGTGACCATTAATTGACCACTATCCACACCCACGTGTCCTAATAATTTTTTTTGCATAATTTTACTCCATGTAAATTGTTATTGTCATATGTAGTATACCAAAATTTACAGGTATTACAAACTTATTTTGCATCGTGCTGCACGAAAAATTTTGTCGTCCTGGTTCCAGGCGCAAGGCCTTGTTAATAGTTTGTTGGGTTTTTTTATTATATTATATTATATGTAGTGATTGTGTTATATACCCCGAACCCGAACCCCGAACCCGAACCCCGAACCCGAAATAAAAATTTAAGTTTGCATAATATCCGAAATAGTAATATACTACATAGGACAATTACATTGGAGTATATTATGGAAATAAAAATTTCAAATATGTCGGGTAAGTTAAAAGGTATCCGAGCAATAAATTGCAATACTTTGTCAAATGAGTTTTGCAAAAAACAAAATAAAATTGAATTGTTAAATTCAACTAATATTTGTTCGTTATGTTATTCTTTTTATATGTTACAAACACATAGAAAAAATTGTGTTGATCCATGGGAAAACAATAGCCAAATTTTATCAACTATTGATTTAGAAAAATCAAAAATTATTCCAACATTTAAAAATGATAGAATTTTTAGATTAGACGGACACGGGGAATTAATCAATTTATTACATTTACATAATTATTGTACAATTGCAAAACATAATGAATATACAAATATTGCATTATGGACAAAAAGAAAAGATCTAGTAAACAAGTATTTTAAAGATCATGACAAACCAAAAAACTTAATTTTGATTTTTTCCAATTCAATTATCAATAGACCCATTTACGAAATACCAAAGAACTTTGACAAAGTTTTTAATAACGTTTGGGACAATGATTTTAAAGAACAACAAAATTGTACTGGTCAAAAATGTATTGATTGCCAAGCTTGTTATCATTTTAACAATACTAATATTATTATTGAGGCAACAAAAAAATATACAAAAAAGAAAAGAGCTTAATAGCTCTTTTTTTTATATCCAACATTCTAGATCCAAGAACCTAGTCGCCTTGTTTATGTTTCTTTATTACTGTTTCTAGGTGCTTGATCCCCGACTCCCGAATCGCCCCGAAAATGTCCCCGAATCCCGAACCCGAAACCTTGATTATAGGCTCTGTATTTAGTCCATTAGTAGCCAATTCCCGAGCATCATCGCCCCGAAATAAAAATAGGCTACCCTCCCCGACCCGTTGAACCAAGATGTAAGCTAATCCATTATTGAGCGAATACTTGGTATTCCAAGCAATTTGATTTGGAGAAAGTCTAATTTTATTAGCTTTTGTTAGCTTAAGTTCAATCCAAAAAGGTAGTCCATCCCATATAACATGGACATCGGGAACACCTCCATCCATACGATTTTCTATTCGTGTGGCATAACAATCATGTGGTAAATTTTTTTTAACTCTTAGCCAAAGGTTCTTTTCGGTCGTCATCTGTAACTTTTTTAAAATCGCCCTCAATAAATACTTGAGGATATTGTTTTTGTAAATCAGCTAATCTTGAAACTATTTCTTCTCGTGTAAGATTATCAAGAGTATGGACATTTTCTCTTCGATCAGTAGTCAAACCACCTAATGCACTTCGAATTTTTTCAGCATTAACTGATGCACTATATTGACCTTTCTGCTCTGCTCCATGACTTAATTCATGAAATCTTTTTAGTTGACCCATTAATGTGACACCATATTTTCTTTCTCGTAGTTGTCTTAACTCATTAATATATTCAACAACATGAGGATATTTTTTCACATTTAACAATTTAGATGCATGAACATATGCAGAATTTTCATGATATCCACTACGGATAGCACATTCTTTATTTGTATAAATGCCCTCGACATATAGCTCTGCAAAAGTTTTCTGTCTGTTGGTCAAAAGTCTATTATGATTTTTTTCGATTTTAACAATAGTTTTCTGCATGAGTTTATTTATAGAATAATTTTGAAAGATTTGTAAAACAAAAAAAACAAAAACGTCATTGCGTCACATTGAAGTGTTACAAGTGTTCCAAATTTAAAGAGAAGTGTTCCATAAATATTTGACTCTATATATACGTTACAAGGTGGTTTGTAACACTTGTAACACTTGTAACACTAGATTTGAAACTTTTTTTATAAAAGTCATTTCTTTCAAAATACTGTTATAAGTGTAACACAATATTATTACTTGATTCCAATACGTAAGATGTGGTAAGATTAATTAAAGTTAATTACATGGAGAAAATTATGACTTTACAAAATAGAGACTATTCAGAAAATTATTATACTGATCCAAAGGTCACTCATCCAAGTATCAAGATTGATGTTCCCATTCCACATGAGTGGGAATCAATGTGTTATAGCAATGACCTTTGTCCGAGTTTCACACATAAAGGTTTACAGATTTTTGTGTGTGATGAAGAGAATAAAAAGTTAGAGCAATTACATTTTAAGTATTCAGTTATTCGTGACGAGGATTATGGTTATGCTCATGATGATTTATTATTAACTGACGATTGGAATGAAGTATTAGAATTTGTAAAAAACTATGGAGGTAAAAATGCAAATAAATAAATTAGAACTTAAGAATATTTCTTATTATAAGCAAGGGTCTGAAGAGACTCCTTGCTATAATGCAATTGTTTATGTGAATGGTAAAAAAGCCATGCATGTAGACAATGATGGTCGAGGTGGTTGTGATCGTCAATCAGTTGAGTATCCGACATTTGATCATAGTCTAATCAAAGAACTTGATGAATATTGTGTTAAGACATTTGGTGTTAGGAAATATGATTGGGGTCAAATTGACATTGATCTTGAACATTGGTGTCATGATAGACTTTACGAACATCTTGATCAAAAGAAACTTAAGAGAGACATGACAAGACAATTTGTGTGTGTTGATAAGGCTAAGAAAGAAGTTTATGCCTATGCAAAAAAAGGCAATACGGACATGCAGTTTAAAGCACATATGGTCAAGAACCATCCACAAGATACATGCTTAAACTTTTTATCTTTTAATGATGCATGGAAACTTTTTGATGAGGTAACGTCATGAGTAAAATAGATCAATTAGTTGAGATTTATAACAAATGGGGACATGCCAATGGCATCTCCCCATTACCTAGTGCAGATGATCTAATATTCGATGGTCGTTGTGGTAGGAAAAAGATTTCCAACAATCAGATAAAATGGCTTAAGCGATTTAGTAGAGTTTGGAATCGTGTCGAGGATCATGAATATAGAATGAGTAGATCCGAAGAAGATAAGATTATGGAATTATGGAATGAGCATCTTGTACATGACAAGCGATCATTCAACGAATATTTTTCCGAGGAGCATGGATTTACTTGCAATGATGACATTACATATAAACAAATGAAAGTTTTATGTGAAAAATTAATAGGAGGTAAAATTTATTATGTCTGAAGATTTATTATTAAAGTGTTCTGAAAAAGCAGAGAATATGAAACTTGGTGAAATGGAAACTTGGTTAGATGACCGAGCCTCCAAAGTTAATCGAAATACAAAAGAGTATGAATATGTTTTTGGTCTTTACAATAAGATTAATGACATCAGAACTTTTTATGCACAACATTTATTTAAAGGAGGTAAATAATGACTATTAAAGAGTTGATGAAAAAACTTTCTGATTATCCACAAGATACAAGAATAGATTTTATTCTTTTAGATAAAGATTGGGAAGATAGCACAAAAGACACCTATTTAAATATTAAAGGAATTGTAGGTAGTGGTGCAGACGATGTTAATGAATATATTGAATTTGGATTGGAGAATTTAAATGGGTAAAGTAAAGCAAATGATGATGGATCAAGAAGTTGAGTTTTGGGATAAAGCCTTATCAACTATGTTTGAATCCGAAACCCGAAGTGAATTTGTGACAAAGATGATGCCACATTTTAATTTAGTGAGACCGATGTCAGATCAAGATATCATGGGAGAATTAAATGATGCTTGGTATGAACATCAATCTAATTATGTAGAGGAGAATAAAAATGGCAGATAATTTAAAAGCTTTTTTAATAAAAGATATACGAGAACATGCAGAATCAATTAGCTTTCAATATAAGGGATTTATTATTACCTTGAATCAAGATGAAGAGACAAACGGAAATCTTCAGATTGATGTTGCAGAGTACATCCCTAAATCAAAAGACTATAGTCAAGAACCAATTATGTCGTTTACAGTTGATAGACACTTAGGCAGACTTGATTGGGAAGACACTTGGTTTGATGTAGAGGAGAACAAAAATGGGTAGACATTATAGTGGGGATATTGATGGTAAATTTTGGTTTGCAGTTCAACCAAGTGACGATGCTGATTATTTTGGTGTCGAGGGCGAACGACCTAATTTATTAGAATATTGGTATGATGACGATGATTTACCAAAAGTAAAACATGGAATTGAGAAATGTAAAAAGAGTCTTGGTAAATATAAAAAATATCTTGATGAGTTTTTTGATAACCGAGAGAGTTACAATAATAAGATGTTGGCAAACTTTTTAAAATATAAAACTAATAAAAAACATACTGAACAAAATGTTATGTTTTATCTTGAATGGTATGCAAGATTAGGTCTTGGTCAACAAATCCATGATTGTATCAAGGATCATGGTCAATGTCACTTTGATGCAGAATTATAATGCAAAGACTTGACCAATGATTTTTGAAAGTTTAAAAAATTACCATCTGCATACCTCCATGTAATTGTCAAATACACTATGCAGTTTGGTTAGGAAAAAGAGCTAGGATTAATTTTCTGGCTCTTTTTTTATTTTAGTGTTGTACTTTTCCATTTACATATTATATAATACTACATAAGACAAACTAACTAACCTAACCAATGGAGGTAAATTATGGGTTTAGATATGTACTTAGTAGGTCATCACTATAATACTGCTTATGTTGATGATGTCCCGAGACCGATGTTAGATGATAAATATCATATTGAATCAATGACTATTGATCTTGGATATTGGCGAAAGCATGCAGATTTGCATGGTTATATTGTTGATACTTTTGCTAAGGGTATTGATAATTGTATGGAAATAGAATTATCTGAAGAAGCTTTAGATAAGATAATTTTAGCAATCCAAAATGATAAATTGAAAAAGGATCATTCGGGTTTTTTCTTTGGTAACTCTACCGATAATGGTTACTATAATGAAAAAGAAAAAGAACGAGCTATTTCTATTTTTCAAAAAGCAAAGACCTTTTTGCAAGAGGGTGCTAAAATGTTGAAAGATTCAAATTTATTTATGAATCCAAGGCATGTTACTTATAGAGCATCATGGTAAGTTCAATGAAAGTAATATTTGAAACTGAAGATGCAAGGTTCGTGATCCCTAGTGGAAAAG